CCATTCTCAATTAATAAAATACCTGGTGATAGGATTACCTTTGGTGAATTTACTATTAGTTTTCTAGTAGATGAAAATATGACCAACTATATGTCAGTATGGAATTGGATGATTGGTTTAGGATTCCCTGAGAACTACACACAATACCAAGACTTATTAACTTCTAGCCAAGTAACTACTCAAGCAGGAACTGGAAATGTACTAGCTCCTCAATTTGGAACATTGCAAGGTAATTATTCTGATGGTACATTGCAAATATTAGGTAGCAATAATATGGCAGTTAGAACAATTCATTTTGTTGACTTACACCCAATTTCATTAAGTACATTAGAATTTAAAGCTAATACACCAGATGTGCAATATCTAACTGGATCAGCAACGTTTGGTTATACATATTTTAATTTACTTTAATAGCAGTTTATGATATAATATATTTTTGAATATTGTGAGATTATTATGAATATTGATGAAATACAAACTATGTGGGATGCAGATTGCCAGATGAGTGATAATCATTTAGGTGAAGAAGCAACTAAATCTGCTTTACTACATTCAAAATACATTAGACTTATTACACAAGTTAAGTTAAAGCTTACTAAAGCTAGAGCTGACTATAATATCCTACGTAAAAATAAATTTAGGTACTATAGAGGTGAACTTTCTAGAGAAGAGTTACTCCAATTAGGTTGGGATCAATATCAACTTATCAAACCATTAAAAAATGAAATGGATGAAATACTCCAAGGTGATTCAGAATTAATTAATTTAAATAGTAAGATTGAATATCTTGAAACTATGGGATATCTATTAGAGTCAATCTTAAGTCAGATCAAGGCTAGAGATTGGCAATTAAAAACTGCAGTTGAATGGAAGAGATTCCTAGCTGGGATGTAATGAAATTAACCGTTGAAAAAATATCTGAAGTTTATATAAGAATCTATGGAGATGCTTCATGTGAACAAGAGCTGGAAGCCTTCTTTACATATGAAGTTCCAGGTGCTAAGTTTACCCCAAAATTTAAAGCTAGATTATGGGATGGCAAAGTTCGTTTATATTCTCTTATTCGTAAAACTCTTTATGTAGGTTTATATCCATACTTGGTAGAATTCTGTAATAGAAATGGATATGAATTAACATTTCAAGCTAATGATGATTTTAATAAGATTATTGAAGTAAAAGATATATCAAAAAATCAAATAGATGAATATGTTGAATCACTAAACTTATATGCTAGAGGACAACCCATTCCTGCTCGTGATTATCAACTAGAAGCAATCTATCATGCAGTAAGTAATAATAGAACAGTATTACTATCACCAACAGCTTCTGGTAAGTCGTTTATGATTTATTGTTTAATTAGATATCATTTAGAACATAATAGAAAAACTATTGTGGTAGTTCCAACAACCACTCTAGTTGAACAAATGTATTCAGACTTTGAAGATTATTCAACCCATAATAATTGGTTAGTAAAAGATAACTGTCAAAAGTTATACTCAGGTTTTACTAGAACAGTCACATCAAATGTTCTTATTACCACATGGCAATCAATCTATAAACAACCAAAAGATTGGTTTGAACAATTTGAAGTTATCATAGGTGACGAAGCCCATCAATTTAAAGCTGCCTCATTGGTCACTATAATGGAAAGAATGCAACATGTCAAATATCGTATTGGTACAACAGGTACTATTGATAATAAGAAACTTAATCAACTTACACTGGAAGGATTATTTGGTGCTGTTCATAGGGTTACTACGACAAAAAAATTAATGGATTCAGGTCGAGTAGTTCCAATTGATATTAATTGCTTAGTACTACAATATAAAGATGAAGTTAAGAAAGCTTGTAAGGAACACGATTATAATGCTGAAATGCAATTCATTATAGCCAATGAAGATAGAAATAGATTTATTTGTAATCTGGCTATTAACTGTAAAGGTAACACATTAGTTCTATTCCAATATGTTGAAAAACATGGAGCTATTCTATTTGACCTAATAAAGAATAAAGCTCCTGATAAAAATGTTTATTTTATTCATGGTGGAGTAGATACTTTAGATCGTGAAGATGTTCGTAAGAATACTGAGCTAGGTGATAATACTATCATTGTAGCTTCCTATGCCACATTCTCGACAGGTATAAATATTCCTAGTATAGAAAATATTATTTTTGCTTCTCCTACTAAGTCTAAGATCCGCAATCTCCAATCTATTGGTAGAGGATTAAGACTTAAGGAAGGTAAGAATCATTTAAAACTATTTGATATCTCCGATAATCTACAATATAAATCAAGAAGAAACCATACTTTGAATCATTTCATTGAACGTGTTAAGATATACTCAGAAGAGAAGTTTGACTATAAGGTTCACGAGGTAAAAATTTAATGCAAAATGATAGATATGTTGTTATTAAATTAATTACTGGAGAAGAAATCTTATCTCATCTTATATATGAGGATGACTATGAGGTGAGAGTATTATTTCCAATGACAACTAGAACAATTGCCAGACAAACTACTCATGGTGAAACTGAGAACATAGTTCTATCTCCATATACTTATTTTTCTGCGGATGATGAGTTTACTTTTCAAAAACAGCATCTAATATTTCTTAAGGATATGGATCCTAAACATGAGATTGATTATAATACTGCTATTGATGAGTTTATAGCCATGACGGCGGCAAAGGCCCAGCCTTATGACCCGGACGAACTAAAGAACCTGACTGAGAAACTACAGAATTTGTTTAAGGATCGTTTACCTAAAGAAGATAATTTTGATGACATTGAAGAACTACCATCCATTAGAATAGATTCATCTAAAACTATACATTGATGATAAACCCAGTACAGTTATAATACCACAAACCAGATTTAATGTACAATTATTTTTTACAAAGTAATTTCATTTTATTGAGTGTTTGATATACAATTGATTTATATTATAGAAAGTGACAAATATGACTGAAAAGAAAAAACCAGTCCATTACGTGGATAATGCTTTATTCTTAGAGACTATCCAAAAATACCAAAAAGATTGTAGAGAAGCAGAATCTTGTGGTGATCCAAAACCACAGATTCCTAATTATCTTGGCGAATGTATTCTTAAGATTGCAACTAAGTTGTCTAATAGACCTAACTTTATTAACTATTCTTATAAAGATGATATGATTCTTGATGGCATTGAGAATTGTATTATGTATTTTGATAATTTTGATCCAACAAAATCTAAAAATCCATTCTCATATTATACACAGATTATCTATTATGCTTTTCTACGTAGAATTGATAAAGAAAAGAAACAATCTTATATTCGTGGTAAACTAATTAGAGATACAACAATAGAATCTTTTGAAACTCAGAATTCAGATAATGAAGAAGACTTTCAAAATTCCTATATTGGTTTTATGCAACAACACGGAACATTTGATGAAACATATGAAGAACGTCATAAAAAGAAAAAGAAGAAGTCTCATGTATCATTAGACGAATTTATTGAGACTCCTAATGAGTAAGATTGTATTTCTTGGTGATACCCATTTTGGAGTCCGTGGAGACTCCTTAAAGTTTCATGCATACATGAAGAAGTTCTACCATGAGGTATTATTTCCTTATATGCAAGAAAACAACATCAAAGTTATCTATCAACTTGGAGATCTATTTGATCGTCGTAAGTTTATTAACTTTAATACATTGGCTGAATGTAAAGATTACTTCTTTGATGAACTAAAAGCTAGAGGTATCCAACTTATTACCTTATTAGGTAATCATGATATTTTTTGGAAAGAATCATTATCAGTTAATGCGCAATCTTTAATTTTAGGGGAATATGATAATATAACAATTATTGATAAGCCGACAAGAATGCACGAAGATAATGCTTCAATAGATCTTATACCATGGATCTGTAAAGAAAATGAAGAAGAGATATCTGAGTTTGTTAATAATTCAAAATCCGATTTATGTATAGGACATTTTGAGTTTGCAGGATTCCCTATGTATAAGGGAATGGTATCAGAACATGGAATATCTAAAGATGCTTTTGCCAAATATGAAAGAGTTCTTTCAGGTCATTATCATACAAGATCAAAGGAAGAAAATATTGAATACATCGGTACTCCTTATGAGATGACATGGCAAGATGCGTACGATCCAAAAGGATTTGCCGTATTTGATACTGAAACAAGATATCTAGAACTTATAGATAATCCATTTTCTATACATGAAAAGATTATGTATGACGATAAAGAAAAAGATCCAATTGATTTAAAAAATATTAATATAAAGGATAAATACGTTAAATTAGTTGTAGTTAACAAAATAGACTTATATAAGTTTGATAGATTTGTTAATCAACTATATACAAAAGAAGCGCATGAAATTAAAATTATTGAAGATATGTCAGAGTTTACCGAAGGATCAATCGACTCTGAAATTAATCTCGAAGATACTCTTAGTATTCTTGGTGATTATATTGATTCCGTCGAAACGGAAGGAAATAAGGAAGATATTAAAACCTTTGTAAAGAGTTTATATATTGAGGCAATGAATTTGGAGGTTGTTTGATAGTATTTAAAAATATATCATGGAAGAACTTTTTATCTACAGGTAATACAGCTAATAAAGTAGATCTTAATAAAGATCCAACTACTTTAATTGTAGGTAAGAACGGTGAAGGCAAGTCAACTATTCTTGATGCTTTAACCTTTTCTCTATTTAATAAACCATTTAGAGATGTTAATAAAGGTCAGTTAGTTAATTCAATCAATCAGAAAAATTGTGTGGTTGAAATTGAGTTTTCTATTGGTGCTGTCGAATATAAAGTTATTCGTGGTATGAAACCAAACATATTTGAGATCTATCAAAATGGCAATCTTATCAATCAAGATTCTGCATCTAAAGATTATCAGTCAGTTCTAGAACAGCAAATCCTAAAATTAAACTATAAAACATTTACTCAAGTTGTTATACTAGGATCTGCTTCATTTGTTCCATTCATGCAGTTACCATCAGGTCAAAGACGAGAAGTTATTGAGGATATTCTTGATATTAAGATATTTTCGACTATGAACAGTCTACTTAAAGAAAGAATAACTGAGACTAAAGAAGAAATTAAGTCTCTTGATACTGATTTAAGAATTATAACTGAGCAAGCCAAGTCTCAAAAAAGTCTAATAGATTCTCTTCAGAACTCTAAAGATCATAATGTAAAAGTCATTAAAGATAAAATTGATTCTAATATTACTGAGATTAATGATAAGACTCATATTGTAGATGTCTTGAATAAAGATGTTGAAGAACTTAATCAAAAACTATCTACCAAGTCTGATGTTGATAAGAATATTGAGTTATGTAAGACTAATA